AAACTCACCATCAGTCATCAGTTCAAGGCTCGGAACCGCGCCGTCGTTCGGCTGACTCGCGACGCGTTCGTCGCGGACGTTCTTGTGCCCGCACAAAACGTGCTGGCCTCGATGTCCGCTACGTTCACGCTCGACTTTCCCACCACTGGGTATACCGCTGCTGACGCCCAGAACCTTGGCAATGCCTTGGTTGCTTGGCTCACCAGCGGCAACATCCTCCGGTGCGCGAACGGCGAGACCTGAGAAATCAGGTCTCGAATCGGGTTCCCCCCCCATCCGGGGGGGGCTCTCCGATTGTACGGGCTATCAGGGGGTTCATCTGTGAACACCTTGGACAACTACCACCTTAAACGGAGGAGTTGTGAAAAGCCTCGTAGGGCTCCTTGCGTACCTCCTGCAAGATTGTGGGAGGAGGAGTGGCTGCCCCGTTGACCGCGACGTGAAAACGTTACGGTCACGTGCCGAACACGAGGGTGATAGTTTCATTACTATCACACTTCCGACTTTTGCGAGAGACTTCGAAAGGTGTCTCTCACTCGGTCGGGTGGTTCCTGGAGCGTTCCTTTCTTTTGGAAAGGAGCGCACCGGAATTCCGAGATTTCTCTCGGGATTCCTGCACCATGTGTTTGGCCCCGATGGAGCGCTTCTTCCTACGCCGTCCATTGATTGCATTCGGTCCGTTCGGCAGATTTGCCGGTTTGGACAGAAGCTTGAGCGCCCATGCTCGCAAGAGCGGGTGAACAAGGCAATGGACAGCTACAGAAGCTGCGATGACGAAATCGCCGAACCAGGGACCCATCTTTGGGAAGCCTTCTGCGCAGTTGGCGCTGTACTTACAGCGGCACTTCCGCAGGAACGAGAGGATATCCTATCCCTCTTGATTCCCCAACATGGACCTGGCGCGACGCAAGAACACATTCTGGGAAACCAGAAGTATGTGTTCCGGCGCTGGCACCAGAGACTCGAGGACGTAGGTTTTACCTACAACCGCTTCGGCCGCGCAGTTCCCGCTACCATCACTGATGGCAAGCCCGAACTGGCGGACGGTGAGTCCTGGCCAGAATTCGTCGAGCCTGGAGCAGAAGCACCCGTAAGGGTGGTTTTTGTTCCTAAGACACTGAAGACCCCTCGCGTTATTGCTGTTGAACCTGTGTGCATGCAATATGCACAACAGGGAATCAGCAAGATGCTTGTTCGATTTCTGGAAAGAAATCGATTTACTGGTGGGCACCTGAATTTCAGGGACCAATCAGTAAACCAGGCATTGGCTAAAACCGCGTCGCAGGATTGCAAGCTTGCAACCCTTGACATGGCTGAAGCCAGCGATCGGGTCTCAGTCACTCATGTTGAAGGCCTGTTGAAATCCAAT